ATCTTCTTTTCTCTGCCATGTTAAAAATAAATTACACTTAAAGTTAATAAAGTGACTTTGAAAGTTACTTTCTCTACATTATAAACTCCGGAACAAAGGTTTCTATAACATCTTCACCCTTGTACTCTTGAGCGTCCAAATAGACTTTGGCCATCCAATTGGCCAAAATAAGAGCCGAATAAGAGTCTTTGCGCGCTTTATCTGGCCCTGTTTGTCTGCGTAAATTAGGAGGTAAATCAAAGGTTTGAGTTCCCTGTGCTGTGGTGGTTATTTGTATTAAAGCGCATTCGTTTTTAGTAAGGTCAATCATATCAGATTGATGCTCTATGAAATCAATCATTTTAGCAGATGGGCTTTGCTTTAATTCTTCACTTGCGCGCAAAAATTTAATATTGGCTATGGGAATATTTTTTCCTTTTTGGTTCATATAAGAATCGTCTATGGCCCTGCTCCCAAAATACAACCTATGATGATCAAAATTGGCTTGCAATAATTCGTTAGCCTGTCTTATCCAATTGCTCGTAGGCTTTCTGAGAATTACGTGCTTATGCTTATCCTTGTCGTACTGCTGCTTATAAGACTTTAAATCGTTTTGATATTCTTCAGGTTTGTCAAGTCCCACTTCGATGGTTTGAAGTTTAATTCTTTTTCGTTTAAAGGTTTCGCTTTCGTTACACGCTTGCATAAACTGCACTCCGCCATTATAGTCTCCACATATTGCCACGACGTTGAAGTTCTCCAAACAAAACAAAAAATAATTTATATGATTTTTTAATGAAGCCCCCGAAAGTGCATAACCATGAACCAAGGTGGCTTTATGGGTATCCTTGTGAAGCTTCACAATTTGAATTGCAAAATCATCCGAACTTTCTGTTTGTGACCACGAAGGGTCAAAAGCCAAAATATAATCACTGTCCGGATCCCCCTGCACCTCTACAGAAGGAAGCTCTCCGTCTGACACTGTGCATAATGCCATTTTGCTAGTTTTAAAATAACCAGAACTATCATCTGTAAATGTAGCTCCAAATTCTCGCTCAAATTGAGATTGGCTCATTGTTGATTTAGCTTGAGTAATTAAATTTTGATCGTACAGTTGCGCTGGGGCGCAATCGTAACTATACTGCATCACGCAACGCGAAGCCTTGTCTTTTTGCTTAGGCAGTGTTATCAGATGCTCAAACTGAGTATACAGTTTGTAAAGATATTCAAACTTATAACAAGCAGAGGACAATGCTACTAATTTATTATTTGGCCAGACATGGCGCTCCTGCTCCGTCATCTTATTTTCTTTTATAAGACGGCTTTCCAATCTAAAAAGGTCTTCCCGCTGAGTAGGGTTTTCTACTACGGCTAAAAACGGCACAATAACTTCGTTGTAGATTCTTTCAGGCATGAGGGCAAACTCATCAATAATTATTCTATGAAAACGAAATCCACGAAGCTTTTCTCCGTCTCCCAGCGGAAGAGCCCGAATGCGACTAGCTCCAATTTCCATCAACCACTCGTCATTGCTCTTTGATATCTTTGTTATGCATTGTCTGAAAAGCACAGCATCAGGCTTGTTCGCTATATCCTCGATTTTCCTAAAAATCATCTTTGCCTGTCTAAACGATTTGGACAATATACCTATCTCCACCCCTTGGTTTAGCACCGCATCTAAAGCGGCGAACACCCCCGTTGTGAAAGACTTTGACATACCGCGCGCCCACACTCCTAAAAAATAATCCGTTTCAAACATAGACTTAATGGCCATATGTTGGAACGGAAAAAGCTTAACCCCTAAAATTAAATCAGTAGTAAAGGTTATATTATTTCTTAGAAATTCATAAAGTGCGATCTTGGCTTCCCTTTCTTCTAGAAAACCTTCGAGCTGTAGCATCTCCTTATTGTCACGAAGTGTGACCTCCCGGCGCGTTTGTTCTCCATTAATCCAACTCATTTTTTTGATCTAAAAAATATTGCATATCGGTTTGCCAAATATTTTTACCAGACATCAAAAGTCTAGGAATAATACGCTCCGCCTTATCTCGGGTTTCCACAAAAATAAATTGACACGACCTAACGTAGTCATGACAAATGTCTTTTATTTGTCGTAAAGTATAATCCATATTAGACCGCCGGTTGAATATTTTATTTTCCTTGATTATTTTTTCTACACTCGATTCTATAACTACAAACAAATAAGCATCCATTTCTTGAGCGCGTCCTACCTCTCGCCGAAAACGCTCTATATTATTTTTACTTAAAGTTCCTTGTAAATCGTTTCCTGATTTACGATCTACAAAAGTGTAATCATAGTGTTCCCCTAACGCAGTGTAATCTCCAATATCTAATTTTAAAACTTCAGTTTGGCACTCCGAAAACTTTAATGGCCTTTGCTCGCGCGTATCAATGGCTATCGTTAAATCAGAAGGAAGAGTTTGTTCAAAAAAATTTTTAGGAATATTCTTGTTATAAAGAGGCTCGCAATTAATCACCTCACACGCGGCATTATAACTTCCAAAAAATTTTTTGTAAATTCCAACAGAAGGCATAAAAGAATTAGTTGTTTCTAAATGAAAGGGGCCATACTTTCTATTTTTTTTAAGGTGCCGCTTTTCTAAAATAGAAATAATATATTTTTTTACCTCTTCTTCAGGATGAGTGCGACACCACTTAAACATCTGTTGTTTTGTGGAAAAATCTCTTTCAAAATATTTGTCAAACTTTTTGAATGGTAGTGGGTCTCCAGTAAGTTTATTTGTACGGGGGTGATACTTGGTGTAGTAAGACGCCAAATTCAAATCGTGTTGTTTTAGGTGTTTATGTAAAGACCCCCTGCTTGTAAATTCTTTTTTGCACTCGGCACAAGGGAAAACTCTGGTCAATACTCTTTCCATTATATTGCGTCTTCCTTGCTAATCCCTAATACCCGTGCTTTCCACTCTGGCATTTTTTCTACCCTGTCTGCCTCCCGTTGCACTAATTTCTTTTGCATCTCCGCCATTTTTATCATCAACTTCCTCTCTTCTTCGTCCTGAAAAAGCTGAACCAATGAAATTATGGAAGCGTTTCTTTGCACTTGGTTCGCCACCCTCTTAGCTCTTTCTCCATTTAATTTGGCAAGCATCTTGTCAACACGATTGACACATTGATTATATTCCTCCGCTTTGGTCTTAAGCATTTCGGTGAGCCTCATCGTTAAGTCATGTTGACCCTCCGTATCGTCGAACATTAGATTTAGTTTTTGTTTTTGCTGTTCAATTTCTTTAATGTTCACATAATCCATGCATACGTTGACATACAAATTTAATTCATCTGAGGTTAAATCGGGTTTATCCCACGTGCTCCGAATATACTCTGATTCAAACAAATCTCTGCTCTGGCGCGTAATATAAGAACCTATAACCTGCACAAATCTTGGCGCATTTACATAGGTTATCAATTTTTCCACGCACTTACGGTCATGTAAGTTCATTTTTTGTATATCGAATTCTTTTGAGGCAACTTTATTTAATTTTTTCACGGCGGTAGATAAAATCTGAGGAGGGGTATATTTTTCTCCCGCCGCATCATCCCGCATATTAACAGCCGCTCGAAACTCTTTAGAAATATACTCGCACAAAGCTCTGAACTTATCGGTCTCACACCTCTAATTTCGTCATCTCCGCAGAGTAATGCTGTTTAACAAAAGATTTTTCATCGTCGTTTAAAAAATGTTTTACTACTCTTTTTTTAACTTTAGTTTTATAGCTGAAGCCCTTCTCTATCCAATATTTTCGGAGAGCTCTTCCGCGAACGGTGCTACCCTTTTCATTTTCGTCATCAAAAAGTTTTTTGGTAGCGTCGCTTAAGTCTCCGTCGAGCTCTTCAAATAATTGAAGGCTCCTTTCTTTTTCCTCTGGTTTTAAAACGTACTCTTTCATTCAAAAAAAATATCTGTTTCTCTGCATATTTTTTTCGCAATCTTTTTGTAAAAATTTTTTAAGTTTTTAATTTGCTTGTAACCAGCCTTCCTTCCTTTTTCGTTACTTTTATAGCCCAACACTTTCGCAACCGTCTCTTCTTCGATATGGTCGATAAAAAGCATTTTATAAATAATGTAATGGCGGTCATTCAAAAACTGGCGCATTCGTAAGTGCATTGACACTACCGCACCCCCAATGTCATAATGATCCTCGGGAAGGGTGCATTGATTGTAGGTATGTGTTTCTAATGAAACGGGTACCTTGATATCGTAAGCCTGCTTTCGTGTTTTAT